CTAATGCTTACAGTGGCACGTGTATAATCGATACCACGATTTACAATTTCAATACTTTGTATTTGCCCATTTACTATGGTTGCTGAAGCATTTGCGCCAGTTCCATCACCATCAATTGTTACTACAGGTAAAGATGTAAATCCTGCACCAGGATTTGTAACTTGAATAGAAGAAATTCCTGAAAACGATTGTGGTATTTCATCAAATTGCACTTCACGATTAATGCCACTTGAATCTGTAACAGTAAAAATTGTTGAAGTTAATTTGTTACCAATTGTACCTCTGCGTAAAGGTGAATTAAAATTAATCGTATAAGGAGTCGATGCATTTAAAGTTGGCACAAATCTTTTCTGTAATCGAACAGATATGTTAGATCCTATAATTGAATTTATATCTACAGAGTCAACCGCATCTTGAACTTTTGATAAAATAAACTGTGAAGAAAATTTATCTAAGTTAGTTTCTTTGTAAGACAAAATTGATGTTCTTATTGCTGTTCTAAGTTGTTGCTGAGTCAAAACAGTTTTTTTAGGATCATAAGTTACTGTTGGTGAAACAAGCAAATATAAAAATTCAGGATCACGTATTACAGTTTGAATAGCAACTATTGCCTTTGGTTTAATAATTTCATCGATAATACGCTGTTTTTCTGTATCAGACAAATAGTAACCTTCTTTAGGTTTTAATGAAATATAAGCAATTCCAAATTTTGGCGGCGATTCATCTTCACCACCCCATACAGATACAGAATCAATTGATGGATAATTTTTTTGAATATATGATTCGTAGTCCGAAAAAGTTACTAAACGATTTTGTGTTGTAAATTGCAGAGGTGCGGCAAATTTAATATTGTCTACCGATTCTCTTTCGGCACCGCCGGCAGCTTCACTTACTGGATCAATTACAAAATTAGTTTGAGAATTTCCTAAAGAATCAACGAGAGATGCAGTAGCAACGAAATTATTTGCCTTATTAGCCAAAGTTCCATTTGTAATTAAATAAGAAATTGAAACTAATGAACCATCAGATATTGATTTTCCAATTACATCATCACCAAAATAGATATCGTATCTTCTGTTTTTTCCCTCTTGAATATAAAAAACTGGAGAAGTTGTTGTTGTTTCTGATGCATCAGATGCTAGTGTATAAACCTCAGAAGATGTATTTGTAGAAGATGGCTGAACAGACACCGTTATTGTAGAAGTATCTACTCCATCATCCAAAATTGTGAAGATTTGTTTTGGATTAGTTGCTTGAGTGTAGGTGTAAGTATAAGTTACTAATTGTCCCTCATGTATTGTTAAATTTGGAAATGTAAAATTTGTATTTGACTTTGTTACAATCGTTTCTTCTAAAGTAACAAAACTATAACTAACGCCATCAATTTCACTAGATAAAAATCTAAATCCTTTTGGTATGGTGATTGTCGATGCAACATTTGAAGTAGTATTTACCGTAAAATTAATTGTTGCACTGGGTGCCTTACGAGAATAAGGAACGTAACCCAAAACCTTAGCATGAGAAATTACAGAGTCTCTAAGTAAAGCCGTATCCATGAAGGCCTCATTGGCAATCATGTTTAAGTAATATGCCTGATAGTGTGTATTATAAGCAAGAATATCAAGCAAAACTGACAAACCCGAACCCTCAAAGTCGTAATCTGTAAACTCTGATTGTGCTTGTAAATATGTTTTTAGATTTTGTTTTATCTGGTCAAAATCAAGTTCAGTTACTCTTAAACGTTCGGTCATTTTATCTTATGCGTTCTAAAAAGAAGTTAATCGTTATTGGATTTGGCAAATTTATAATGAAAAATTGCATTGTTACGTAATAACCATTATCATCTGGAGCAGGAGATGCTGTAATACTATCAACTTCAACTCTAGGCTCAAAATTTTGAATTACTTCTACAATTTGTCTTTCTAATGCTGCGCCAGAAATTGAATCCACCAACTCAAATAAAATTTGTCTGATGCCCGATCCTATCTCTGGTCTAAAGGGTCTTTCATAAAAGTTAGTGGATACTAAGTTTTTTACTGAATTAATTATTGCACGTTCATTTACGTGTTTATTCACATCTTTTTTAACAGGATGTGGGGTAAAATTTAAATCCAAATCTTTATAGCTTCTTTCAGAAACTATTGAAGGGTTGTTTGATGTAATTGTTGTTGACATCGTTTATTTATTCAACCGGCAAAAACATTTGGTGAACCAGATGCGACGGCAGTGCATCCCCCAATACCATCACCAACACGATCAGCACCTCTACCATTAACTCTTACAGTGCTGGAACCAGACGAAATTGCTGCCACATGCACTGAACATGGATTATCATTTGGTATTAGATGTGGTGTGTTAATATGCCCTTGACAACTCCAAGGTATACCGTTTACCAAAACATTTGTTGAACCTTGGGCTCTTGATGGTGTTGAACAATGTGTAATGTCCATATCTCCAATTCTACATGCTGCTGGCATAATTTTCTCCTATTCTGCTGGTTCAACCCAACCAGGTGGGTCTGAAATATAAGTTGGTGTTATAACGTTACCTGAAGCATCTTGTATAACCCTACCTGGTGCTATTCCTTGTACAAGTGACTGTAATCTGGTGAAATGTCTGGTAGGTATTAAATGTACCATTTGAGTAAATTCTACAATTTCTCCCTGCGCCGTAAAAGTATAAGTTACAAGTTTTTCTGGCGTATCTTCAGGATAAAACTTCACAATATTATTCCAGCCAGTCGTTGATGTGCTTGAAGTTGCTCTTGCTGCAACTAATGCAGAATATGAATTATATGTGGTCACTTGAAAGTCACCAGTCGGTTTTGCTTCCGAACCATAAAAACTAGATGCGTTTGGATCATAATTATTTGTATTAATTACCTGATAGACATCTCTTGTTGTTAGATCATCTCCATATTTTCCAGACAGAGTGTAAGTTGTTATGTAAAACTGTGATATAGTGCCAGTAAGAATGCAACTCGTATTTGTCATCGTAACGCCAGTTATTACACCTTGTGTCGATAGTCCTTTATCCGCTATAGCACTAACAAACGAAACATTTACTGGTTGTCCCATATCAACCAAAGTTTTAGCATGAGAGAACTCTACAGTTTCACCATCAGGTATCACTCTAAACTGTGTGCCATATATCGATAAAGCCATCTCTTACAGTGTTCCTCTTTTCATTAACTCTTGAAATCTTGGCATCCAAGATTCTATTTCCTCATGATCTTCTTTTGTATGTGGTGGCGGTGGCATGTAAGGATTAAATTTAATCACAGCATCAAACTTTTTGGGTATGTCTTCCCAACGTTCGTAAGTTTTCAACTCACCATTCAGTAAAATAATAAATTCATGTTTCATGTTTAGTTCAGTCTAATTATTGATCCTTGTATAGTCATTGTGCCGCCAGATTTAATTGTTGCAGAACCACTTGCTTGAATATCTAAAGTTTGACATGTAGCTCTCAGTCTTTGAGTTACAGCCAGTGTAGCATTCTTTTTAATTGTTCCATTCAGATTACCATCAACTGTAGCAGTAACATCACCCTTGACTGTGGCATCAACATTTTTACCAACAGTCATTTTAACATTTTTGTCTACTTTGACGTAAGCGTTTTCTTTTACATAAACTTCAGCATCTCCTTGCACCGTAACAAAACACTTACCCATAATGTACACACGGTCATTGCCCATTACAATTTCATAATTATCTTTAGTAATCTTTTCTACTTTATCACCAGCCGGAAACCATTCTTGAAATGAACCATTACGGTGTGCAAGATGAATACGTTCTTTACCAACAGTATCATCAAATTCCATAATGTGCCCAGACTCAGTTTCAGTAACATTGTTGTATGGATACTTTGCAGCATATTGCGTTGTTGGTTCTGTCCAAGCACTAGTTTCAGCAACGGGAATAGATTTAACTACATTATCTTTACGTTCCTGAATAAAAGTTTTATTCATGTTTTCATCATTACGTGCTAATCGTGATGTTGTTGGTTCATCTAATATTCGTGGATAAGATTCAGCAGCAGACTTTTCTGTGATCTTGATACCCGAACCATCAGTGCTATATGTTTTTGATGCTGGTGTTCTTGGTGAATTTTGCAATTCAGAGGATGTTCTTGCGTCACTAAATCCCTGTTGATAATTTGCGGCAACAATTGGTATACTAGGCAATACACCTAAAATTATTGGTTCTTGAGCATTTTCCCCATCAGCAAAAAAACCAAACACCATATCACCTTCACGTGGTGAATAAGTGTTTGTATTGTTTGTTGGTAAAGCAGATTGTGCCCAAGGCAAAGAATCAGTAGGTAACAAAGATTTGTTATCAGTATGCCAACCAACACAGCGAACTCTACATCGCCCCAGTTTTAGTGGATCGTTAATTTTCTCAACGATACCAATCCACCAAGTAAAACCGTTTTTACCAGCAAAATTTTTATTATCTTCAGATTGTTCCATATTGTTCTATTTCTCTTGTCTCTGCTGATGTTGCCGATGGAATAAATTGTAAGTCATTAGATGTTGTGGCCAATTCTAAAATGGTTTCATGTTTTTGATAACCTATAATGTGTCTTGTGGCAACAATTAAATACTTACCACTCAAAGAACGATCTTTGTTATCATCACCCTTTTCACGAATAGAAAAACTAGGGAAATTTAATGTCAAATTAAAACCAGATGTAAGTTGAAAATTACCAGCCATAACCAGTTTAATTCTTTTGTTCATTAAATTATTAAATATGGCTTTTCTCTGAAACACAAAGTCTTCTTGTGTTTCAACTTTTGAAATTGAAGTGGGGTCGTATTTTTTTATATACTTACTCTCACTTCTAAATGCACCAAAAGGACTTACAGTTTTTTTAGAGTCGTATGCTTGTGATGCGTCTGTACCACCACGATTGACTGAAGCAAAATAATTAGGATTTTTGTTACCATGATTCATTTGAGAATAGTGATCTTCATAGGTAATCTTTTTAACGCCAATCGTTCTAGTAATAGGATCGAATCCTATAAAAGTGCCAGAGTTCACACCCGAACGTGTCGTTTTAATTTTATCAACTTGAGAAATTATTTCATAATCTTTGGGGCTCAAAAGATCATCGGTAATTCCTGTTTCTTGTATATTTTTAGGTGGAAACTTAATATCAAACAAAGATGGCGCACTCAACAAACTTGATAATGATGCGAAATTGTATCCCAAATTATTTTCAAAAAACACATAATTGGGCGATCTTTTTTCATCGATTGCTCGTTTTGCACACCATTCAATTGCATCTAAAGGTTTTAAGTTTGGTATTACAATGTCACGAATTCCTGTAGTCTCTTCAAAAAGACCTTTTAATTTGTTTGCCGGTGTCTTTAAATAATTTGTAAGTATTACTTCAACTATTTTTGAATATGAAGAATTAAATGATTGATTTACCAACTGTTGATCGGAATACATTAATTCATCAGAAACAAAATGAAGAACATAAGTTTCTGTAGTTTCATTAACACTCATTCTGTTGCTTTGTTTAAAAATTCTAAAGGCCTTTTTAAACTTTAAACTATCATTATCAGAAGATTTTGCTAAATCAATTAAAATAGATTCTGAACCATCAAACAAGAGGGCAGAAGAAAGACCAACAGAGTCAACTATTAAAACTGAACCGGTAACTATTGGAACTAGAAGGGCATCAAAGATGTTTATTTCTTCATAAATTTTGGATATATCAAACTTGCCTGCTTTAGTAATTATAGCAAGTTCATTTACAACAAACTTAGAAGATGCAGAAACTTGTTTACTCATTATTCATTAAGCACTCTAATTAACTCATCCATCAAACCTGTTTGATAGAAAGAACGAGATTGTGTAACAAACTCCGACCTTAGTAATTTGATTTCCCTTTTAGATTCATTTAATTCCAACTCATATTCATAATATGTTTGTTTTGATTTTGAAATGGTTTCTGTAATTTTTTTGCCATTTGCCAAAGTATATTCGGTTGAGGATACTATAACATTAGCATATGAGTTAGCATCTATTTCTATTTTTTCCGTAATCGTATCTTTTGTTGGGTCAGAACTTACTCTTGAAATTGTTTTGAAATAACTTTTTACATTGTTCGTACTTTGCGCCCAAACTATGCCACTTTGTACGGTAGTATTTGCAGCACCGTTTGCTGAATATTTGTCATTAACATAACTAACAAATGTTCTTTGATCTAGTGGCCAATCATACTGAGGATCAATAATATCGTTAAACAATAAAACTATCCAATGCTTTTCTGGTGAACCATAATACTTATTTGCAATTATTTCTGGTGTATCACCATCCTGAATATCATATGGATAAAAAATAGAACTGTTTTCTTTTAGTGAATTTTCAAAAGCAAAACGAGCAATAATATTTGTTACCGTATCGAGTTCTATCGATGTGTTTGAATTACTATAAAATGTCGTTGGGAAATAATTAAAATATTTTGCCATTTT